CAGCTGCGAACCCTCTCAAGACGACTCTACAAGCTGGAAGAGATAGTGTGTCATCCGCTGCGATCTCTGATGCTTCAGAAACCACAACGAACTTTGTAATATATAAGCGATCATTGTTGGTCGCTTCACCCGAACCAAAGTAATGATTACGAAGTTTAGTTAGAAGAGCTTGTCCAGCGACTTCATTATCAACAGCCAGAACAGTATTGTTTCCTACAATAACCTGATCCCATTCTAAAGTAGATCCATCATAAGAAGGATTACCATCATTAGGGGAAGTGGTTGCCACGAACTCATCGATTAGTGTCGTTGGATCTACCGGGCCACTTGTTACTATAGTAACCATCTCAGCATAGAAGTTGTAAGGTACTAGTCCTGCAGCTCCAATAGTAGAACGATAAGGCCCCGGATCTAATAGTGCTCTATCTGTTGTATAAAAAGTTAAATCGTTTTGCCTAGTATATCCAGCTAGATCAATGAAACTCTGCCAGTAAGGAATATCGACGCCTAAGCGTGAGTAGTTAACCCATCCGTTAGTTAGACGACCCCAAGTGCCAGTATCATCATATATCGCATCTAGAGCAGGTATTATCTTGTTTAACTTAACAGTACGATCGGTTAGTGCTTTCGGCATAATCTCATCTCATCTTCTTTGCTAGTTTGTGTGCGGCTTTCTGGGCTCGCTTAAATCCGTCTTTAGCCCACTTACCGGATTTGAGTTTATACTTACCTGCAACTCGCTTGAACGCTCTACCGTATTTCTTTGAATACGCAGAAGCCTTTCGCTTGGCTTTCTTCTCAATTGGTGCAAGTCTTTTGCTTTGTTTCTTAGCCATGTCCATAGGGACACCAGCAGAGACTAGGAGTTCCTCCAACAGTTTGCAGGTTTCACAAGGCACTAGATCGCCTCAGTCGTTAGCGCTACTCTGAATTGCAATCGCCATCCAGTCGGTTTTTCCTAGAGTGACTACACGACATCGAACTCTAACGGTTACATAAACAGTTGAACCACCTATTGCAATAGCATCAACTCCCCCATTTAGATAGAGGGTATCGTTTACCACAAGGAACATGTCACTCAATCCAGCTGGGCCAAATTGATCCGGATAGAAGTCCGCAGAGTGTGAAACGATGTTATTTGCTGCATCTATTTGCATTGCACCACTAGCGACGAGGCTTTGACTGTCAGCTCTTACAAATGCAGTTCCGGGATTTAGATCGGTGACTTGAGCACTGATAGCTCCATGCCCTGCAGCAGTAATCATCGAGGCTGCATCATTACCGTAGTCTGCTCCTACTTGGTAGATGAAGTCTACTTCGTCAATTGCAATCGCTAAAGATTGAGGCACTGAAATATAACTCGATAAGTCTATTGTGCCTTGAACTCTTGTTCCGCTTGCTGATAATGCCGGTAATTGTACTGTCTCGGTTAGGTAGAAACTACCTGTCTTTGCCTTTGCCATATACTCTGCACATCAGAGAGACCCTATAAACATACACCCGGATTCAATCTTCTTTTAATCTGGATGCGGTCTCCGCCTTTCCTTATCCCTATCCCACCCCCACCCAACCCACCTAGTAACTACCTACGGTATAGTTGCATAGGGTCTAAGCTGATCTAAGAATGCAAAAAACCACAACAACAACAACATTATATAGGGCCACTTGCAGCGTAAACCATGCCCCAAGAATTGGCCACCCTAACAAAAAGACAGAAAATAGAGAAGATCATGGATAAATCCCTTGGTCTGAAATGTAGATGCGACTATGTGAATAGACAATTATCCAACATAGATGAAGACTTAACTATGGTTTGCTGCCCTAGCTGCTGCTCGTGCCATTGGGAAAAGATCGACGAAGAGTTAAATTGGCGAGAGGGAGTCTAATGCCAACTAAGACCATCAATTTCACAAATAAAACATGGGATATCATCATGTCTTGGGCTGAAGATGTATCAGTCTCTCAAAGAGTCAGTGCAGCAGTAGCAGCTTGGCATAGTCAAATGCTAGAATCAGATAAGTATCTCCGAGAAGTGGGGTTGGAAGAATGATAGACGAAATTGAAGATTGCGAGTGTATAAATTGTTATTTGAGATTCAGAAAAATGAAGTGTGGATGTGTTGAAGAATGATGGTTTGTCATTGTGGCGAATCCGTTGACACCATTGCTCCGCCTTGGTGTTCTAATCATGAAGTTCACAAACCACCACAGGAGGAAGAAGAATGAATTGTCCTGAGTGTGGACATGTTTTGAACTCGTGGCGCATGTGTATTGCATGCCCATATGTGGAGGCAGAAGAATGAATTGGAATGATGCATTGTTTTCATTAGATGAATTACAATTAAGATTGATGGTTTGTTATCTGCTTGGCCGCTCAGGAATAACAGATGAAGAGTTTATTGAAAGATGCAAACAACAAATGGGGGAAGAAGAATGAATGAAGATCAAGCAGATGAATTGATTGAGATCCTCAGAGATATATTGAAAGTTTTCAATACTCTGTCGATGAAGCCTTAATCACCATCCGCCCCCATGATATTCATGGAGGAAGCGATCTAAGTCGCTACGCTCTTCTTTACGTGGCTCCCTGACTTCAGGGCGATCTCTTTCTGGGAGTGGCCGCCCTCCTTCTTGAGGTTCTCTTGGAATAAGCCCAGTGATTGGATCGGGATTCAATGCTAGGTACGCTGCCCATTGCTCATCGGCTTGTGCCATTTGAATTAGATCCCAAGCATCCGGGCCAGTCGGCCTAGTATCAATAGTCTCAACTACATCATCAAGATGTTTTCTCATGCGACGGTCATCAATATGAATGTCGGTAAAGATGTTAGAATACATTGGTTCAACTCTTTGGAGCCAATTCATATGAACGATACATACGCATGATTCGTTGATACTCTTCTTCTTCAGCTGCGAACCCTCTCAAGACGACTCTACAAGCTGGAAGAGATAGTGTGTCATCCGCTGCGATCTCTGATGCTTCAGAAACCACAACGAACTTTGTAATATATAAGCGA